ACCAATAAATACATATGGAGTTGTAATTAAAGATCCTCCACCAGTGACACCAGTTCCTGTTTCAGCTGTAGCCATTGTAATTCTAAATGTAGATGAAGTTGGAACCGATATTACTTCAAAAGTATTTGTTGTAAAATTAGCTGATGTAAAACTTGTTGTCGTTGGTCCTGGTGTTGTAACGCTTGTAAATATAATATAATCACCAACTGCAAGTCCATGACCTGCTTTATTGATTGTAACTGTAGTTGATCCTGTTGTAGATGTATAAGTACATCCAGTTATCGCTGTACCAAGTGGAGTAATATCATAAAAAGCACCTTCAAAATAAATAGCTAGTATTTTATTAGTTCCTATAGCCGCATATTTATTACCACTTAGATCTGTCCATGTGTGCTGGGCTCTTGCAACTCCTGCTAATGTTTGAGGTAGTAATTGCTGCCAACCCCCTATTTTTTCAGGGTATCCATAACGAAAACGGATAAAATCACCATCAATCCACTGACCTTCTGCGGCAGTTGCGGTATCTTGTTTGTTAAATCCAGCTTTTATAGGTATCTTTTTTAAAGGCATAAAGGTTCTTATACCTTATATCTATATATTTCACAATAAAGAGTTATTCATTATATTTTTTAGAAAGCCCCGTATATTGATCTTTTATAAAAGGTAAGCTACAACATTAAACATATAAAGTTATGCAACAGATTTTTGGGTTCCCTGTTTTTATAAAAAACATAGATAAAAAATTATATAATAAAGAAGAAATAATAAAAAATATAGAGTTTAATTATAATAAAAACAAAAAAAGAAATATTTGGGATAAGGGAAACATAAATGAAAGTGATCTACACCATAGCTACGGTGATTGGGATAATGAAGAATTTAATAAAATCAACTTTGATAAATTAATACCAATTTATGCAAATATATTCTCTGAATTTTTTAAAAATTTAAAATTTAAAAAAGAAGTAAAATTTAAATTTGAAATAGTAAATTATACTTGTTTAACCTCATCTCAATATATGAGAAGTCATTTTCATCCTGAATGTGATTTTTCGGCTGTACATTATATAAAGTTTGATAAGACAGCACATACTTCAACTCTATTTGAAAATAATAATAACTTTTCTGATTTCAGTGAAATTATAAAACCTAGTTTAAATAATATATTAGATAATAATCATATTTTAAACTCGTGGTATTTTAAATATTTTAGATTAAATATAGAAGAAGACGACATATGTATTACCCCAAGTCTTTTATCCCATTCAATTTCAAAACAATTAAATACAGATAAAACAAGAATTACAATAGTTTGTAATATAACATTAGAATAATATCTATTTACAATAAATAATTATTTATAATTTTTTTTGGAAAAGCTTGTATATTAAAATGAATAAATCTAAAAGGATCTATTCCATGATCTACTACAAATTCATGTTGTAAATACGAATTAAAAAAAACAAACATTCCAGGTTTTGGTTTAATATTTATCATAGAAGATGCTAAGGTAATTTTAGAGCTATCTTTTTCTGGTAATAAATTCATCATTCTTCCGTTTCTTGGATCATGAAATATTGGATGAGATGTTTTATCTGAACATTTTAAAAAATAAAAACCAGATATATGACCATTCCAATGAGAATGTGGACTATGATTTCCTCCACCTAAACTTGCAAATTCTTGTACCCATAATTCTGTAGTAGCTAATGAATAATGTGTAAGATCAAAACCCTGATTATTTAATATATCAAAAGCATTGCTATTTATATATTGTAGGAATTCTTTAAAATTATTATCTTCTATAAGACTATTTGAATGATACACTTTTACAAAATCTTTATAACAATTTGATAAAGATTTTTCTTTTTCTTTGGCTTGTTCTATATAAGAATCGGATGTCTTATTTAATTTTTCAACCCATTCTTTTTTTTCTTCAAAATAAATAGGTGTAGTAAAAAAATTATTTTCTACTAAACTCATTTTCCTTCTATTTTTGTATCCATATATGTTTGTTTATTAGCAACATCTTCTTTAAAATTTAATTGCCACTCCATTACCATTTTAACAAGATTATTACCAAAATGCCTTAAGCTCTCATCAGATAAATGAATTTTTCCTTTTTTTAAAATTATTAATCTTTCTTTCCAAGAAAATTCTATATCACAAGATCCATTTTTATATTGTTTAAAATTCATTTTAAGTTATCCAATTAAAATTTTTTCCATTATCCCAAGATTTAACTTCGTTCATGTTAAAAGCAATTGTAATTCTTTCTATATCTTTCTCAACAGCTTTTACACTATGTTTTAACATTGGACTAAAAAGAACAAATTTTCCAATTTCTTCTTCTACTGTAATGTCGTAATCTCTAAAATAGGTACCTGGTCCACCTTCGGATAAATAAAGTATTCCACAAAATGCTGTCGTACCAATATGTTCATGTTCTAGTACTTCTTCTTTTATTTTACAAATATTACCCCAAGCTTCCTGTATAATAAAATTATTTTGATAAATCATTTTAATTTCTTGCTGTATAGTTTTTAAAAAATTATGAAAATCTTTATTGTCAATTAAACTATGAAATCCAGTAAAATGACCGGTAACATTTGTTTTATGACTTAAATTTTCATCTTTATTTTTTTTTACAAAATTAATTAAATTATTTAAAATGTTTTTATCATTTATTTTTCCAGTCAATAAAAATGTTTCTTTTATAACATCTCTAACTTTTAAATCAAAATTCATTAAATTTTTCTTGGTTTTGGCATTCCATATAATAAACGTTTATCCCTAAACCATTCTTTATTTGGACCATTTTTATCTACATAGTGTAAAAATGTTTGAGCATGCCAATCTCCTTTAAATTGTTCTCTCCAATGTTCTATATCACATCCTAAATAAATAGCTGCATCTCCTGGCTCCATATTTATTTCTCTTCCATCCATATAAATTGGCCAAGGTGTTCCATCAGATGCAATCATAACAGTTACACTTATTTCACATGCAGGTTTATCAATGTGTTTTTTTAAATCCGCATTTAAAGTATACATTCTCCAAAAAGAATAAGTACATAGTAAATCTAATCCTGTTTCTTTTTGCATTATATCTAATTTATTTATCATTAAAGATTCCATTAATGGATCTCCATAAAAATATGTGTCACCATTATTATTTTGAACATAATCAAAATTATCAATATTAGAATTTATTCTATGTTTTATTCTGCAGTAATCCGTTAATAGTTTAACTTCTTCTGTTGTTAAAAAGTTTTTTAATAATTTGTATTTAAAATTTTTTATAGTGTCCATGCTACAACTGAATACCTTTTTCCTTTAGTAACTGGTTTAACTGTATGCGGGTATAAAAGATTGCTTGGCCAAATAATCATTCTATTTGGTTTAACTTCTACTTCCCACTCCCCTGATCCATCCGGATTTCTAAAACATAAATTTCCTCCTTCATAATCATTATTTAATAATAATATACAACTCATTGTTCTTGGATATCCTCCATAATGATCCGTGTGCCAAGTATAAAAACCGGTATTTTCATATTTTAATATTTCTATACTTGTTATTTCTCCATATTCATAATCTAAAATTTTAGCATCCATTTGATAGTTTTTTAAATTTTTAATGAAAAAACTTTTAAGAACATTATGCCAATGCACCTTAGATAATGAACTATCTATAACAGACAATGGCAAAGTATATGTTCTTCTAATATTAAAATCAGTCACAGATTCAGTTGTTCCTGCTATTTTAGTTTCTTGAAAACTAGAAGAATTTGCAAAACGAATTAAATTAGATAATACATTCCAAGGTAAAACTTCATCATATATCTTTATAAAATTTCTTATTTCCATGATTTTTTATTCCAATACCTATCTTTATAATTATTTAATAGCTTTAATGGATAGAAAAGTCTACTATTTCTTACTTCTTTTTCTTTCCTTGATTTAAATGACATTTTCCAAGTATCTCTTTTAAATGGAATTATTTGAACATAAGGAGTTCCTTTTTTAATAGTTGTTTCTAAAACAGGGTATTTATCTCCATTTATTATAATTGGAAAATTAATTTCATTTGGAAAGGTATCAGTATCAACAATTCCAGCTATTATTGAAAATCTATCATCTGCATTATTTAAAGGTGGTACAAACAAACAAGAATATCCTTCTGGAGTTTTTATTTTCCAAGGGTTTATTATTTTATAAAAAGGAAAATTTTTATTTTTTTCAATATAAGGTGATCCTTCTACTTGTTTTGTATAATGTACATCAACCCCAGAGTTTAAATTAATATGTTTATTTAATAATAAAGAAGATTCTGCATGTAATGCCCAAGTTTGAAAAGAATCTTTTAACCCATGTTTATCATTAACATTGTGACTAACATGAAAATCTTGCGGCATTTTTAATAAATAACCAGATGTAATTGTATCCAAAAAAGGCATACATCCTTTTACGGTTAAATTTAAAATAGTATGTTCTAATTTTTTATACCACTCTGGTATATTTAATTTTGTAGGAATTGGATAATCTTCTTTTAATACAAAATAATCTTCGTGTGCACTAAACTCTATTTCTTTATCAAACATGCTAATTAAATAGCAATTATTATGGTATTTGTAAAGGGCTTAAAGAAGGTTGACCCAAATCATTAAAATATTGTTCTAATGATTTATTTAAAGGATATGTAATTGTATCTAAATTTAAAGAATTTAATTGATTATAATAATCATTCCAACGATTAAATAATTGATGGTTTTGATTTCTTTCTAAAAATTTTTTAATAGAATTTTTAAAATTTTTTACATAATTATTTAATGCTTGTTTATCTTTAAATAACAATGTTAAATTATCATATACAATAGTGTTTTCATTGTATTTTAAAGAAAATCTTGTTCCGTATTTTACAGTATTAAAATTTTCTTGAGAATCTTCAATTATTTTATAATTGCCCTTAGCAATATTTAAACTATCTAAATCAGATTGATTCTCTGCAATTCTACATAAAGAATTTTCTATATTATCACAATTTTTTGTAAAAATAAAAAAAGCCATATTATTAAGTTCCCGTATTTTCAAATACTACAATAGCACCATCACCACCAGAACCTGCAGTATTTTGACTACCTTTACTATAAGGAGTTATGGCCCCTCCGTCAGCAGGAATAGTTAAACTAAAATCAGCACCAACTAAAAATCCTCTTAAAGGAAAAACATAAGTTGATCCAGGAGCATCACCTGGATTACCAGGAGGTCTTGGGGCAATTCCCCCCATATAATTTGATCCTCCATTACCTCCATTTACTGTTCCTACGTTTGTTAAATTAGTAGCACTTCCAGCTCCACCAGTATTTCCACCAGCTCCTATTGTATATGGTTGTGAGAAAGGTTGTGTAATTGGTTTATTATAAAATCCATATCCACCATCTCCACCGGATCCACCACTTTGACACATAGAATTTCCAGCTCCTCCGCCACCAGCCCATAAATAAACAGCTAATCTATTTGCTGTTGGAGAAGCCGTTAATGTTCCCGATGCAGGACCTGACGCAGCTAATATAGGTATTCCCATTCCAGCTCCGCCTGATCCAGAAGATGCAGAAGTAATTCTACCATCAGCATCAACTGTTATTGTAGCAGCTGTATAAGTTGCAGGTGTTACTGCAGTTGCGATTAATTGATTTGGTCCAACAGAGTTAGCTGCTAGTTTTGCTTGTGTAATTGTAGATTGAATAATTTGATTAGCACCTACAGAGTTTGCTGCAAGTTTAGCTTGTGTAATTGTTGATTGAGTAATTTTAATTGCTGTAACTGCATTCGTTGCAAGTTCAGATGTGTTAACAGCGTAATCTGCGATTTGCGCTGAAGATACTGTTCCAGATAATGTAGAAAGATCTACTACTTGAATATCAGATCCATCAGCATATAATATTTTAATTCCTTTATCTGTTGTAGACCAAGTTTGTCCTGTACCAGTTGATGCATATTTAAAATTAACTGTGAAAGCACCAGTTGTTCCATTTGATATAATCCATGTCTTAATAACTCCGTTTGGAACTGTTACTATCTGGTTTCCTGTAATTGTACCTGTTAATTTAATAACAACATTTCTTGCATTCGCTAACGCATTTTGTGTCATCACAAGAGCAGTTGTTTGAGCTCCACCTGCAATTGATACGGCTTGATAACCAGCGATTGCTTGTTGAACTAATACTAAGTTTGTATTTGTAATTTGACCCCATGTACCAGCGTTTTCGCCAGTTGCCATTAATTGAAGTGCTAATGATGTAGTATATGTAGAAGCCATGTTTTAAATTCCTTATTTTCTATTCTTAATAAAATATTTATCAGTTTTTGTCAATTAACACAACCCCTATATTTATGCTGCTACTTCTGTCCAAACTACGGATTGTCCAGTATTTACAGGAGCCCAGGCTCCTACATATATTTGAGCTGTTGCTACTGTCAAGCTATTTCCAGTGACATTTGCAGTTACATCTAATTTAGTAACTACTGAATTTAGAGTTAATGTTAAACTTTGACCTGTTACATTAACAGGGGTATTTAAAACAATAGTTTCATCGCCTAAAGCTGATGTTAAACTTTGACCTGTTAAATAGGCAACAACAGCTATATCTACTTCTACTCCATTATTATTAAGTGTAGTATTTAATTGTTGACCGGTTAAATTTGCATCAGGACCAGGATCTACTGTACCAAGAGCGGTTGTTAATGATTGACCTGTTAAAGAAACACTAGCAGTTCCAGTTACAGTTTCATCTCCAAGAGATAATGTTAATGATTGACCTGTTAAAGAAACATTACCGGTTCCAGTTGTGGTTACAGAATTTAAAGAAGTACTTAATAATTGTCCTGTTACATTTACAGGAGTTATTACATTAATAGTTGCAGTTCCTACAAAGGTAGATAGACCAATATTTTCGGCCCAAGCACCACTGCCCCAGCTTCCACTTCCCCATGTTGTAGGTGTTCCAGGAGCTGTTACTGGAGCATATATTATAGGAAATGCGCTAACACTATTTAAAGTTAAATTTGCTAAATTAGTTGTGAGAGCTACACTTCCTGTGATTGAAAAAGAAACATTATTATTTAAAGAAGAAGTTAATTGTTGCCCAGTTAAATTAATTAATGGACTACTTAAAATAGAAACAGAATTTATAACAGATGTTAATGATTGTCCAGTTACTGAAACAGTAGCATCATTTGCTCCGCCAAATGTACCTGCACTCCAACTTAATTCACCCCAAGTTGTATTGGCCATGCCAGAATACTCCTACTAAGCTATTCTTATAATAGCCGATGTATTTGTAAATGCTGGGAATTGAATAGTGAATGTTCCTGAAGTAGCTGTCTTATCTGCTCCAAAATTTAATACTGCAACTGCAGAATTAGAAAATGAAGTATTATATATCAAGCAACCTCTTGCAGTTAAAGTAACGTTCTGAAAAGATAAATCAGCAAAATCTGTAAAAGCAGTTGTTGATACAAGAGACGTTCCTCCATTTACTAATGCTAATCCACCTGTTGTATAACCAGTTCCAGAAGAACTAACTTGTCCAGCAGTTGTGTATGAAGTTGTTGCTGCACCTAATGTTGCAGTTGATACATAAAGAGCTAACTTAAATTTATCACCACCAGCACCAGCAGTTGAAAAATCTTGATCACCATCTAATAGTTGTTTTTTAAAACTATTTGGTAACGCTTGTGTAATAGCCATATTTGTTTCTCCTTATTGTGGTTTTCGAACTATACGAGGTTCTCCATCTAGA